TCGAATTTAGTCTGTTCGATGAGTTTTTTCATCGGTAAAAGTTGAGTAACATTCTTTATAGATGCTATCCTACTTGTAAAATCACCAACATTCGAAGCATTTTCTAGAAGTTTCTTTTTCGCTGCTTCTCTAATAGTAACTTGTACCACATTTGCATCTTTTATTGTTTTGATGTTTGTGATTGGCCCAGCGAATTGAGAATATATACCTATATTTTTCGCTAATGAAATGAGGTTTAATTTACGAGTCGCAACCTGTGTATTTTTCACAGTTTGACCAGTATTGTTGATTATATTTTTCAAAGCCATTGCATTACTCTTCGTATTCACATCTTTGATCTGATTTAAGATTTTTCCATTGATACCGAGAGTAGTAGACAATTTAACAAGTTTTCTTTTTTGTGATTCAACATTTTCTCTGTTACGTTGCGCCTTTATTTGCTTCGCTTCTTCGATGAGTTGTGCGATCACCTGTTTATCTGGCTGGAATTTAATCAGGATACTATTTCTATTGGGTTGATCGATACCTATACGATTCAACGCATTTTTTAGAAATGTGCGTTCATCTGAAATATTTTTCAATTTCTGTTCTTGTTGCAACTTATATGCTTCTTGAGTCAATACAGTAGGATCTTCACCGCGATCTAAACGCTTTACGAGAGAATTAACTGTTGTTTTATTTAAATTTAATTTCCTGATGCTATCAAAAAATGTAAATTTAAAACGATCATCTTCTTGGTCGTTTTGTTTTTCGATGATTTTTTCAGCCTGTTGCCTCAATGAAGAAATATCAGTTTCAGCTGTAATTGTTGATATGAGACGAGCATATACATCTTTTGGTATCGATAAATTTTTCACTCGATCTTTAAAGTCTCGAACCTTCTCTTGAATTTTTGAACTTTTCCGCCGCGCATCCATCTGCTGGGCTTTCCGCAGAAGTTGATTGAGATTCACACCTTTATATGTGGACCTTTGCTGATAAGAAGCTACATCGGTTCTTGTCAGGTAAGGAAGTGCGGTCAGCCTTACCTTGAATGTATCCACATCCATTTATATTAGGCTGACAAAAAAGTATAACCCAAGTTGAATAACTGTAATTTTTCTTCATAACTCATGTTAAAATCGAAAACATTTGTGTTTCCGACATTGATATCTATAATTTTGATAGGTGTTTGGTAGAGTGTACGATTTGACAACGCTGAACGTACGAGTGTCTCGACAAACTGTCTAGGTGTGTCAACACTTTCCTGATAAATGCGATCCATACTAATTTTCATGCATGTGATCTCATGTGGTTTTTTATCAAAGAATGGGGTCAATGGATATTCTTCCTTCATACCACCATCTATATAAGTCATTCCATCATGTGTCCCACATGCGAATATGAATGGAACCGCCATACTCATACACACTGCATCTATCACCTTCATATGTGGGTGTGTGTCCCGTGAGAAATAGACCGTCTCAGATGTATTCATACAAAATGCTGATACATATATTTTCATATCTAACTGACTAAATGTTGGATCGCGTCCACATATTTCCACCAATTTTTTACGAATTGGACCCATATCAACAAAACCAAATTTGTTAAAAAATGAGCCTATGCGTATTTTAACAAAACTGGGGATATCTAGAGACAATGAGGTGTCTAGAATTTCGTCGATGGACATTCCCAGTGCCAAAAATAGAGCTAAGATCGCACCAGCTGATGACCCTGAAATTTCTTTCACATCAGCCAGATCTGATTCCCGTGCCTTTAAAGAGCCAATGAGAGTGAATATACCCATTGAAGCTGGACCGAGAATGAGATACTTCATCTTCTTACTTAATAGAACTGAGGAAATTGGCGACGCAAAAGCGCAAAGACTACCGCGAAGACGATCGCGTGTGTCAGAGACGCCTCGATACTGGTCTGACCAGAGCGAACCACACCACCCGACCCTGGGGGGAGAGTGAGCAACAGACCGGGGCTGAGCGCGAGGAAGAGTGCAGTGGACACGAGAAGGTCGGTCTTGGTGAGCACGATACCCATGGCCTTGGCGATGAGACTGTACACGAGGAAGAACACGAGCGCGTGGAAGAACACAGCCATCTGGTTGGTCTTGCCGTTTCTGAAAGAAACCTTGGAGCCGTCGGTGGTCAGAAGAACACCTGGGCTGAGCGCCAAAAAAAGGGCGGCGGGGATGGCAACTTTCTGGGAAGTGATATCGGGTAACATTTAATATAAGTACATATAATTTTCCACGAAATCTGTGAAATGGTGGTAGGATGCACCCCGCATCATTTCTTCATGAAGTCCGTTATTATTTACGATTCGCCTGACATGTTTCCAAATGTAATCGAGTACCTCATCATGATCGGTATGTACGCGTTCAGTATGTGAGTTATGATCGGTGTAACAAAACTCTACAAAGTCACAAAACTTTCCCGAATGTTCAATTTGGGCATCATAGAGGAGTGTCCTGATGGTATTCCACATCATCTGCAATTCATCTGAGTATTCGACTTCCCAGTCTTCGATATTCAGAGGAGTGTTATCATTATATTCATCGTCGTCGCTTGCATCGGCGTCAAAGCCAGTATTCGCTTCGTACACGTACTGGCTCCAAACCATGGTTAGTTACTTATCTTCTTTCTCGGGTTTTTCTTTTATACCTGTTAACGACAGTGAAGTCGATTCTCTTGTTTTAAGTCCATCTTGAATGGCATTTAGGGCTCCTTCGACCTTAACTTCGTCTCCACTGAAGAATTTCAGAAGACCTTCTTTGATGGCATCCTTACTCATACCAGACTTCCTGACTGATTTACGGATGCTAATTTTCCCTTTCCTGAGATTAATGGTGTCAATACCCTGAGAAACCATATGTTTCTTTACATTCTCCTTAAGGCGCTTTTCTTCCTGATTCAAAATCTTTATATCCGATTTAGCTTCAGTGAGTTGTTTGGTGAGCTCTACGAGTTTAGATACACTCTCGGAGAGGTCAGGTGAAACAGTAGTCATGTTTATTAATAAATGTTAGTACCTAATCTTTAAGCGCAGAGACCACGCTGCATCAGATCAGGAACGATAGTGGAGTTGTTCCACACGAAGGGATCCTTGGGGTTGGGGGGGTCCTTGCGAATCTGTTGGTTCGCGTTACGGAGCGCACCACCAACGGTCTCAGGGAAACCAACCTGAGCACGAGGCTCGAGGAAGTTTTGACCCTTGAGGATATCCTCTGGGGCAAACTGACCGAAGTCCTCAGCTGAGGCAACCTCCCGGGGGAGGAGGGATGAGGCGAGACCGGTGCCACGATTCATACCACCGCACACAGTATTACCCGCGGCGGATGGTCCAGCGGCGGGTCCAGCGGCGGGTCCAGCAGTGGGGGCGAACATTGAATACTCACGCTCGTTGATGGAGTAGTCAGATTTAGAGTTCATGTTGAAAAGGAGGAAGATCAGAGCAGCTACGGCGACCAACATCAGGATGTTCTGGTTACGGCCCTTCATTATCTTTTATATACTGTTAACAAATTTTTTTATTCTTCAACCTCATCGACAAATGCATATTCGTCTGGGTAAGTGTCAATAATTGGATCATCGTGGACTCTGACCTGGACAACATTCCAAGAAGATCCGAAAGCCTTCTTGGCAAACCAAAGTCCGGCAAATTCGAGGATCACATCACACGTCTTGTTGGTCTGGATGTTGTCGAAATCAATCGACTCTTGTCTGGTATTGAACACCTTGGTGTTCTCGAGACGATCGCCTGTGATCTGACCACTACCTACACTGAGGGTGTAGGCACCCTTGACGACATTCTCACTGAGTGTCTTACCAAACCACTCCGCACAGTTCTCATGGGCAGCCTCAAGGTTAAGTGTATCGATGGTGTCGATCTTCTGAATGTTTACATCTGATACGAGATCGATGACAATGTCCTCTGAAACATTTTCAACCCTGACCTTGTTGAGCTGAACGAAACATTTGCGTTTGTCATCATTGAGTACCTTCACAAAGTAGAGACCATCTTCACCTTTGGCTGGGGCAGTGTAGATCATTTATGTATGTATTGTGTTTCATTTCTTTAAACCAACAAATGGTATAGCTGCAGACTTGTTCAGTAATTCTTTCGATACCCAGTGATTTCTCCTGGGTTTGTAACCATACAAAGTCTTTGAGACATTGAAGTTCTTTGGTAAACTCTTCGCGTTGGCCGCCCTGAGTTTATACTCGTTCTTCACGTAAGAATTGTTCGTGACATTCACCCACTTCAATGT